GTTGGACTTCAGCAAGATGGAGTGCGGGAGACTGCTTAAAGTTATCGCCAGTCAGAAAATACGCAGCATCCGTCACCTCGCTTCGATCTACGGACGCAGCAGGCAGTGGATCTATCTCTATCTGGAGGCGATGGCCTCGGTTAAGGTGATTGGCATCGATAAGAGCGGATACTGCGTATTAGACCCCCAGAAAATCCCCATGGTGGGATCGATTGTGATCAAGGGCATCCTGGGCGAACTGCGCAGCAAGGCCGGGATGCCACCCAAGCCCAGAGCGCCGTATCAAACTAAGAAGCGCATGGATCAACACCAACAGCAAGCACTGTAAGGCAAGCCAATCGGGGGCATTCTATGGATAAGGAACTGAGAGAACGAAAACTACGTCAACAAATCCACGCCATTAGGGTCAAGAAATTTCACTGGCCCCTGGACGCCTTCAAGTTCATCATGAACGGCATGGGCTATGGCGATTCGCTTTCAGCTCTGTCCGAAGATAAGCTGCTCGAGTTCAAGGCTATCATGCTCAAGTATCGCAGACATGGCCGACCTCTCGAATACAACTACGATAAGCAGGGCAAGTACATGCACGCCCTGATGAAGCAAGCCGGCTGGACCGAGTCCCAGCTGCGGGCATTCACGATCAGTCACTATTCCAAAAGCCACTGGAACCTGCTGTCCAAGAAGGAACGCAGGGCGGTTATCGCCATGTTCCAGTCCTACATCAAGAAACAAGAGATCAATCAATCACCAAATAAGCAAAGCGATCCTAAGGAGGATTCAAATGAGTAAAGCGAGCACACCCGTCAAAGAACGCACCTTAACCGACGCTCAAGGTAGGGAATTCCCAGTCAAGGTGCTGCACACCGAAATAGTGGAAAAGGACGCCGCAGTCAAGAAAGCGATGGACTGCGCCATCAAACTGCAAGAACGTATTCTATCCGACAAACAGAAAATGATCCAGATCATCGAGAACTATCTGAACGATGCTGCTCGCAGAAATGGCCTCGAATGGAAGGGTAATGCCCTGCTCATCAGCTTTGATGAGAAGTACCGGGTCGAAATGCGCTTCCGGGAGAAGATTCAGTTTGGGATCGAACTGCAACTCGCCAAGCAGAAGATAGACGAGTGCATCAAAGCCTGGTCAGCCGACTCCAATGACAATCTAAAGGCTATCGTCAGCGATGCTTTCCAGTTGGACAAGCATGGTCAGTTGGCTCGTTATCGCATCTTCGCCCTGCGTCGCTTCAAGATCAAGGACCCGGTCTGGAAAGAAGCGATGGAACTGATCGATAAGGCTATCCTGGTCACTTCAACCAAGCAGTACATCTCGTTTGCAGTGAGAGATGAAGCCGGTAACTACAACAAGATCGTGATGAACTTCAGTGCCCTGTAATTCTGTCGCATCCTATACCAGCAGATTTTGACGGAATAATGGGAGCTACAGATGATGACCGCAGAAATGACCCAAGGATCGAGGTGAACGTGAAGAGTTTCAAAGACCGCTACTATAGACCGGATGAGATCGCCGACGTGCTGAACGTCGCCCGCTCCACCGTCTATCGTATGATCAGAGACATCGCTGATCCTCTTCCCGCTTATCGCATCAATGACAAGGGCCCCTTACGGGTTCATGGCAAAGACATCAACAAGTATCTGGTAAGCCACAAGGTAAGACCTGAATATGAGTAACGCACTGGAGTTCCGCATCAAGCGGGACAACTGCAAAGAAGCCTATCTTAACGGCAAGACAGATCCCACTGAGCTGGCGGTGATCTTCGGAGTATCCGATATCACCGTCCGCAAGTGGATCAAGTCCGGCAAGTGGGACGAGATGTTCAAGGAAGAGCGTAAGCTCGACCATGAGATCAACTTGGCTCGCAAGAAGGCTCTCATCCAGGCACTTCGTGAGTATGCCAAGAACCCTGCGGACACCGCTCTGCAGAGCCTTGTAAGCCTGATCAAGCAGAACCAGAAAGATAGTGAGCCTGCCAAGGAACTGAACGACTATATCGTACGCTTCCTGGATCAGGTGACCGACTTCATGATTGAGAAAGGACATGAGACAATGCTGAAGCAGTTCCAGGGTATAGTCCTTGACCTTGCTGAGTACTTAAGAGTAAGAAATGGATAATATTACAGTCACGGACATGGTTGCCTCCAAACCTACACATCAGCCTACCCTCCAAGCCTACAGAACAGCGGAGCCGTTGCCTCCGGCTCCGCTGAACCTTCCGGAAAACCCACAGCCTCCAAGCCAACAGCCCGACATGGTCAGTCCTCCGACCTCCGGGTCCCCGACGCCCGTCCCCCTGGGCGTCGGGGGGTTACCCGGTTATGCCTAAGAAGTTCATTCAGCGGCATAACAAGGCTCTGACGGAGATCGCATCCAAAACGATCTCCGTCTTGCCTTTTATAGACGATAATCCCGAAGCCAAGACTGAACGGATTAGACGCACCACAGCAGAGGGATGGGATGCCTTCTCGTTCTTCTGCCATACCTATTTCCCGCACATCTTCCCACTACCTTTTTGCCCAGCGCATGAGACTATGTTCGATGAGACTGATAAGGGCTCAGGCATCATCGCCATCACCGGTTTCCGTGGGCTGGGCAAAACGGTTCTCATGGGAGTGGTCTATCCTATCTGGAGAATCATCAAAGGCGAACGCTACGTGATCCACACAGCCGCAGACATAGATCTCGCTCAGGAGCGCACCGCCTTCACCTTGCATGAACTGCAGAACAATAAGCGGCTCACGATTGACTATCCTGAGCTGCAACCTGTTGATGCCTTTGATCTGGACTTCTATCTCAAGAATAAAGCGAGGATCAGAGCCAGAAGTATCAAGCAGAGTCATAGAGGAACTATCAATCCCAAGACTGCGAAACGTCCCGGACTCATTGTCTGTGATGATATCGACAAAGAAGAGAACATAGGTAACCAGTCCATCGGCAAGAGACGTATGGAGAAGATCTCCCAGGAGCTTGCCGGAGCACTCTCTCCGGAGGGGAATGGCAAGATCGTCTGGCTTGGTAACCTGGTGCATCCCAACTATGCAATCTGCCAGTTTCAGGAGCTCATATTAGGCGATTTACGGGCAGATAATCCAGAATTAGACGTTACCTACCAGATTGCATTAAAGACCCACCAAAAGGCGATATTGCGCTTCTCTCTCGAAGATATGCAGGGCAAGTCCATCTGGGAGGAGCAGTACCCTACTGACACTCTGCCAAACCTGCGAGCCAAGTTCGGGCATACCGGTTATCAGAGAGAGATGCTCGGACTTCCTGTAATCGAAGGGAACATCTTCAAGAACCACTGGTTCACCAAGTATAGAACTCTGCCAGAACCATCCCAGATGAAGCGGGTCTGGCTCTATGCCGATCCTGCCTGGGGAGAGAAAGGCTGTTACAAGGCTGTTATCTCCATTGGCTATGATGGTAATCGCTTCTATGTGATCCATGTCTGGATACGTCAGACTGAGAACACCAAGTTCTTCAGATACTACTATGATGCCTATCAGGAGCTTGATAGAATTTACAGAGTCAAAGCCAGAGCAGCCTGCGAGACCACCTACGGTCAGGCACGTATCCTGGCTGACTTCGATCGGTGGGCACAAGATAACTACCTGCCACCGATATCGCACAGAATCAAGCGCATCGATAACAAGGATAACAAGAACCTGCGCATAGAGAGAACTGAGACCATCATCGAGACTGCCAAGGTGCTCTTTCCGGAGGGACAGGATACGCCTACCCTAATCTCCCAGTTCCTCACTTATCCTGATGGCTATATCGATAGCTGTGATGCACTGGCTGGATGCCTGGAGAGGTTCTCCGAATATGATATTGGCAGGAACAGAGTGAAAGTCCGGAGGTTCAGCTTCTGATGAATTACTACGATAACCTGATGCTTGAATACTACAGGGTCCTCAATAATGCCTGGAAAACCGAGATAAGGGATGCCTCCCGACTTGCCATCCAGATGCTGAGTAATATGCCCCGATCTGAAAAGATAAACAAAGACTCAATAGATAAGCTTATGGGCATCATTAATACCCAGTTGGGAGATGACTTCGCAGCACTGGTCAATGAGCCCACCAAAGCGATCATAGACCGCTGTGTGCGGCTCGGACTCAAGGACACCCAGGTGCAAGCCCCAACCAAGACAAGCATAGGGCTCTGGGGCATCGAGGATCAGCATCTCTCTTCCACCATTCAGAAGCAGCAGTTGTTCTGGATCGGGAATCACTTCGAAGCCGACGTGCGTCAGAACTTTGCAGATATACTATCCAAAGCCATTGAGCAGGGCTATACTAAAGAGATGCTTGCCGATACCCTCAAAGACCAGTTCAATGACCTCGCAAACCGCTCATCCCATTACTGGCAGGGACTCGCAGAACATACCGCCCTGAGAATACGTGAGTTCGGAAGGCTGCAAGGTTACAAGAAAGCCAAAGCCAGATACTATAAGCTCGTGGTAATCCTGGATGACCGCACCAGTGACATCTGCCGGGCATTGGCAGCCCAGGATAAGATATACCCCCTGAACGATGCACTGGAAGTGATGGACAACCTCATGGCTCTGGATACCAAGTCTAATAGCCTCGATGATGCCCGGGAATACATCAAAGCACTTGCACCCTGGGTCAAAGACGATCAGATCGAATACGACTCAGAGATGAACCCGGTAGGTGTCTCGGGAGCACATACACCGTTCCCACCGTTTCATTGGAAGTGCAGGACTCAAACGATCATTCTATAGATGCTAATTACTATATCCTCAACTTTCAAAGTATCTCAATACCTGTATAAGTCATTAAGTTGTGTTCAGCTTGTCATTTAGAACTATTTAATCTGGATGTTCTTAATGTTAAATACGAAGATATATTCGTTAACTACATCTTCAATCTGTAAAGGTAATAGTACTTGGAAAGTTCTATTTCTGTAGGGTTCGACCTTTGTATTCAAATCTTCTACGGAGTAAGCTGTACTAGGGAATAACGGTATTTCTCTCCATCCACCATACTGACCACTTGAATAGTAAACATTGTCAGTAGGGAAAACAAGATCTTCTATTGAGCCGTTTCTGACAACAATGGTTGGAGGTTGTGGGTTGGTTCTGTCAATGTACTTAACTCCTGAATGCATAACTCTATGGCTACTTCCATCAACATCCACATAAGCCGCTTCGTCCCATATGATTTTGATGGAGTGATTAGTCTTATTTGTTAAGCTGAAATGGATTGCGTCTGTTGTAGGCAACCACAGTACTCTTACCATTTCATCTTCAAATACATACTTATTTACTCCTGCTTCTTGCGTAGTAACGATTTTTTGTTCTCCGTACCTTTCTTTAGCCTGTGCTGGTCTTTCAACTTCCTGAAGTTCGAAGTCATAAAGTGCTTGATTGAAAGTAACGCAACCCATCAAACCAAACAGCATTATGATGCATGTCACTAAATAGATGGCTGGCTTCATGATTAACTCCTTTGTTATTTATTTCTATCGGAATGATTTATCTACCAATCAGACCTTACCGAAGTAATGTACTCGCCAAGGACTGAAGGAGTGTACTCAAGCAAGACTATCGCTTGATCAAACAACTCCTCTACTTTCACTAAAGAGATAACTTCAAACGGATCGATACTAGGTTGGTTGTCTCTATCCGTTGGATACCTGAAACTAATCGATTTGTTATCGATCAATCCTAGGCCCTTGAAATTATTACATCCATCAATTAGTTGTTTGAGGCATGTTAAGAGGTTTTCCATTTGCGCCTGAGCTGTTTGTTCAATTTCTATTTGATGTTTTTCTTTAATAATTCGTAAAGCCAGGTTCAGCTGGTCTTGAAACTCGATCATGAGTTTTGAAATGTCGTGGCAGTTGCTCAGTTTAGTAAACCCCAGGGAACTATTTGTGTACTTCACTAAATACCGGATATTGGCTTTGAGTCCAATCTCTAACGCATGCCTTGCAATAAACAGGATTGGGAATGACATGAGGTCTACTGAGCAATTCTTATCCTCAGTAGCTTTTATAAGTGCTTTGAAAGCATATTTGTATGCCCTTAAGTATGAAAAGAAATCTGGGTACAGCCCTACATTCGCTTGCAACAATGCTGATCTTTCTCGAGGGCTCATGTGCATATTTATCCTAAGCCTCAAACCCCTGGTACACACTTTCAGGTAAGTAATATGGACCGCCTTTACCTTCAGAGCGCTGTTTGGCAATATACTCAGATGTCCACGCATCTATAGCCGTCTTTATAGGTTTCATTCCAAACTTCACATGAAGCGCTATATGAGTTTTCAAGATAGGCGGGCATAAACCAGAATCCATAGATTTTAATCCATTTAAATTTGCACAGATAATCGGAATATCCAAGTCAATAGCCGCCTGAATTTCCCATCTGACAAACGTGTATAAATTTTTCGTGTGTTCACCTACAAGCAAAACGAAAGACTTAGTGTTGTTTAAACGTTCTCTAAGCCTTCTTTTAATAGTATCTTCTGAACTTGTCTTCATCAGATTATTCAGGTCATGAGCATTATGGAAATCAAAATCGATTTTATCATTCTCTTTCCAAGCTGTCATCATGCGATAATACTGAATATCTGTATCAGCATCGAAAGCTACATAAGTTTTATTACGGTAAGACATTCAACCCTCCTTTTTGGGTTGTGGTATGGATTGGCTTAAAATTATGACTAAAAAGATGAACGAGATCACTTGCTGAGTTGTTTGAAGGTATAGTCCGAACGTATTATCAACCGACAAGGGACAAGGCAACAGAAACGTATTGGAAAGACTGTACTGGAGCACACTGAAAAAAGTGGATGGAGCGCTATTTCGCCAATGGATAATTCTCGATAGTCCATTCCAGTATAAATAGACGTAACATAATACATTGAAAGCAATTGCAAGCATTAAAGTTAGAAATCTCCTAGCCTGCCAGTGTGAGCAATTGTCACTTGGTTTTCTCCAAACATGGTGGTAGAAGTAAGTAAAAACATTCATAATGAGTAGATACAGTACAATTCTGAGATTAACAGGATTCTCGGGCAGGAAGATAAACAGAAAAACGAGTAGGAACTTCAACACAATGAATATGTCTATCGCCCAATTATAAGTTGCTTTTTGATTTATCTTCTTATGTAGGAGTCTGCAGAATTGATAGAAAAGGATTTTAAACCACTCAACAAGGTTTAGAGCCCAAAGAGTTTTTATTATCACTGAGGCGATTACGTAGATAAAACCATACTCAGATCTTACCTTGTATTCGTTGGTCAGATATGACAGCATTTTATCAAAACGGTGCTTTAGCATTCTTTCCCGGGACACTCTTTTTTTCTTCATGAAGGTATAGATAATCCCATGGCTACTATGCGATTGATTAATTTTATTCTCAAGTCCTCCCCATCTTTCCATAGAATGTGTTTAATATGACTTGTATCGAATTTCATGTCATTTTCTGCACTAACCTCACGACAAGTGAGGATAACTGGAACCCCAAGCCCATAGGCAAATCCAGCTTCATAGTAGACGTTTTGGCTTGCATCCGTTACATCTGCAATAACAAATCTGCTTTTCCGTATGCCAGCTATTATGACATCCGTGATGCTATTACCATGGTCATCATCCAGAGTTACATACGGTAATAGACCACATTCGGATACTGCCGGAGCAATAGCACTTTCATAGATTCCCTTCATTATCTCATTTGTATCGAAGTGAAAAGCTACAAATACTTGCTTTGAATAGGGACTTTGTTCTTTTAGCTCCTGGACTTTTTCCCATCCTTGTAGAGTTAACATTAGATACTCATCCGAAAGATGGAGCCTTCCACCATTATCCAATATTGGATTATCTTTCCCACGGCCCTTAATATAATCTAACTCATATGCAGATTTCACGATAAAGCAAAAATCTGATTCATTCTTAGCAAAGCAAATTGGATAGTCTTTTGAACTATCAAATCGGACAAACTCAGATAAAGAGGCTTGTTGGCTTGCTATGTATTCAATTAGCATATCAACTTGTCGTAATGGCGTAGAAGGCAGAAAAACACCCTCCATGAGATCGTTTTTAGTCCTTATGGGCATAATAGACAAATTGCCAGATAGTTCCCGAATAATAGAATGCCTTTTCAAGCAACCCATAAATTCACTTCTGTCTATTAGCCCAGTCTCAAGCTTGTCATTGACCAGGTACATACTCACATGTACCCAACCGCAGGTACTGCAATTACCTGAAAAGAACAAGTCCGGTTGAGTGCTTGATTCGGTAGTTTTGACAGGTACTAAGTTAACACTACAATCTGATCTTCCGCAAATAGGGCATTGCTTTTCTGTCAATTGTCCCCCGTTGGGACTAACCCAGTTAACTGGATAATAGTGGATGTATCCATCATGGCGCTGCTCCTTATAGCGTAAATTCGTTGGTTCTACAATAGCTCATCAATAACCATCTGTTGGCTTTGATCCTCATTATTACTAGATCGAAAGCGTATATTATAAAAAGGAAGAATCTGAGAGAGTTTGGGGTTGGTTTTCAAATCAGCTAACTTATCACCGAATTCTTGTTTACTGATGATTTCAAGGAGTTTTTGCGACTCTACTTCTGACAGTGATTCCCACAGAGTTTTCCAATTCTGGGTGATGCCCAGTCCTTCATAGTGAAACCTGTAGATAATCAGGTCTTGAGGCATCATCAGCAACTCCATGTATTCATCCAGCGTACTTCCAAAGGCCTTATCAAAGAAATCCTTTCTGGATGACACAATGCCTTTTTTTACCAGCAACACTGATTGTATTGCCCTAAGATACTTTCTATTCCAATGCTCACCGATAAAATCCCTATTCTTATGCCCTATGGGAATATACTTCATAGGAAATGAGTAGATTTCCACTCCTAATTCTTCTCTCAGTTCCATGTTGATTTTCAATCTGTGCCAGAGGTCTTCAGGCTTATCTTTGTAATTGTACAAAATGTAATTTGAAAACTCTTTCACTCCGTATCTAATTGCAGTTTTCATTGCACGAACATAGTGATCCGTGTCTTTAAGATCGTCAAAAGCAATTCTAAAGGGTCTA